TGGCAAGCACTGGTGTAACCAAAACTGAACTAGATAACATAGACGGTGGTACATCCAGAGGGACAACTGCTATTGCTGATGGTGATGGTGTCTTGATCAACGATGCTGGCACTATGCGTATGACTTCTGTTGAGACTATGGCTACCTATATGGGAACTAAAATTGGTGGGGGCATGGAGTTTCTTGCCTCTAGTGGAGCAATCTCTAATGCAGCTAATGTTTCATTTACCCAGTTTGATGCAAGTAAATATGATCACTATCAATTTTGGGTACAAAATGTAGTTCCTGCTACAGATAATACTTCTTTACAAGCTCTTGCGTCTACAGATGGCGGTTCTAGTTACGATTCTACTAATGGTAATTATCATCAAACACTAACAACTGACAGAACTGGTTTTGATGTAAGTCTTGGTAATGGTTATAATATGGGTTCAGACACAAATGAGTTTGGTGTATGTACTATATTTATATTATTTAATCCTCATTTAACCACTTATACTTATGCTACTAGTAATGGTGTAATGATGGATACAAGTGGTCAGATTAGAGAAGTAACTGATGCTGGGGTAGTTCATTTAGTAGCAGCAGATGTGGATGCAATAAAATTTCAAATGCTTAGTGGTAATATTGAATCAGGTGAGATCACTATGTTCGGAATAGTTAATTCATAAGGAAACAATATGGCAGGTTATATTGGTGGTAAGGTAGCAATATCATCCCCACAACAAATAGAAACTAAACACACAGTTACGGCAACAGCCAGCCAAACTAGTATTACTAATGTTGGCTATACGGTAGGTGCTGTGCATGTGTATCAGAATGGTGTACGTCTAGTAGATGGCACAGACTACACTGCCACGAATGGTTCTACCATTACGTTAAGCACAGGTGCTACTGAGAATGACCAGATTGTTATTGTGTCACATGGTAGTTTTGAAACTGCTGATACAGTAAGTAAAGCCTCTGGTGGTACGTTTAGTGGTAACGTAACAGTTAGTGGTAATGTCACTGCAACTGGTAGTGTTACTGCAAATAGTCTAGTTGTCCCAGATGGCTCAATACCTTTGGTTGACCTAGACATAGACGGTGGCACAGACATTGGTGCAGCACTAGTAGATGCAGACTTGATGGTTGTAGATGACGGTGCAGGTGGCACTAATCGTAAGGCTACAATGTCTAGGCTTGCAACTTATATGGGAACTAAAATTGGTGGACTTAAAGAGTTTATAGTTTCATCTGGGTCTATTAGTAATGCTGCTACTCAATCATTTACTCAATTTGATAGCAGTAAATATGTACATTACGAATTTGAATTTAGAAATGTTATTCCTGTTGATGATAATGTACAATTATATGCTAGAACTAGTTCTAATGGTGGCAGTAGTTACGATTCTGGCAGTGATCATTATCATACTCTTGGTAGTACTACTGGTGTTACTGCTATACACAATATTGCCCCTGAAACTGTTGGGTCTGCTTCTGGAGAACTGGGTGTAAGTTTAGTAGTTGAGTGTAGATCACCCCATATTACTAGCTCTCACACTCATGTTATTTCAGGAGGTGGGGTTTCTGAAGGTACAACGGGTTTTTACTACTCTGGTTATTATGCAACTTATGGTGGATCAAGAATAGCTACTGCTAATGTAAACGCAGCACAATTCTTTTTTAGTTCAGGAAATATAGAGTCTGGTGAAATTAGAATGTATGGAATTAAAGAATCATAACACAACAACAAAGGAAAAGCAGAAATGCCAAGATATCATAACATTAACGGAGAAATGGTTCAGTTCACAGCAGACGAAGAGACTGCACGTGATGCTGAAGAAAAAGCATGGGCTGATGCTGCAGACACACGTGCTGCTGCTTCTGTCCGTCAAGAACGGGATGCACTACTAGCTGCTACCGATTGGATGGGTAACAGTGATGTAACCATGTCTAGTGCATGGACTACTTATCGTACTGCACTACGGGATGTACCAGCACAGAGTGGCTTCCCTAATAGTATTACGTGGCCTACCAAGCCTAGCTAAAGGATAGAACATGACCAAAGCAAGAGATACAGCAAACCTTACTGGTAGTGGGGTGGGTCTGTCACTACTAGACATTGACGCAGGTACAGATATTGGTGCTGCTCTTGTAGATGCTGACCTTATGATTGTAGACGATGGGGCAGGGGGTACTAACCGCAAGGCTACCATGAGTAGGTTAGCTACTTATATGGGAACCAAGATAGGTGGTGGGTTAGAGTTTATATCTTCGTCTGGTGCTATAAGTAATGCTGCCTCAGTAGCCTTCACAGGTTTTGATGCAAGCAAATATGACCATTATCAGTTTATGCTTCAACACGTAATACCCGCAACGGATGATGTTCTATTAATAGCCCAAACAAGCACTAATACTGGCAGTTCTTATTCTTCATCATCTGGTGATTATCATACTGCTGGTACTACTGATGTTACAGGTCTCACTGTTGCAGGTTATGCAGGTTATAAGGTGGGCAGTGATTCAAACGAGTTTGGTGTGTCAGGCCCATTTATGTTATATGCTCCGCATAACACAAGTTCATACACTTTTGCTAATTGTTCTGGTATAACGTATGACACGCAAGATTCTGGTAATTATATTTATAATATGTCTACTTCATACACATCTGTGTCATCTGGCAGTGCAAGGCTTGCCGCAGAAGACGTTGATGCAGTTAAATTTTTATTTAGTAGTGGAAACATTGAGTCAGGCGAAATTACTATGTTCGGAATAGTTAATTCATAAGGAAACAAAATGTCAGGATACATAGGCGCAATACCTACCCCACAGGCTACACAAAGTCGGGACGTATATACAGCCACATCAAATCAAACTACATTTACTACCCAAGGGTATACGCCTAACTTTGTTTCTGTATATCTTAACGGTGTACACTTAGCTAGGGCAGACTTTACAGCTACCAATGGGTCAGACGTTGTGTTGGCCTCTGGTGCTACAGCAGATGATGTAGTAGAGATTGTTTCTTTTGGTACATTCCAATCAGCAGATGCACTGCCTTTAACTGGTGGTACAATGACAGGTGATCTTATTGTACCTGATGGGGATTTAATATTAGGTAGTACCTCTCTTACTTCATCATCAGTTAAACAGGCAGGTAAAGAAACTATATATGTACCTGCTGCTGCCATGTATCCTAATACTACAAATGGGTGTGCAGATTTAGCACAAGTTGAATTATCTAATGGTCCTGAAATTAAATGTTTAGATTTTGATGCAAGTAGTGACGAAAATGCTCAATTTAGTATTGCTTTTCCTAAATCATGGAATGAAGGCACAATAACATTTCAAGTATTTTTTACGGTAACAGGAACTAATACAGGTACAGTGGCTTGGGGTTTATCTGGTGTTGGCATTGCAGATAATGCAAGCTGTAATACTGCCTTTGGCACTAATGTCGTGGCTACAGCAAAAGCACATAGTGGTACATCAAATGATTTAGATGTAACTGCAGAAAGTGGAGCAGTAACTGTTGCTAGTGCAGCAGTAGACACAATGACATTCTTTCAAATTATGCGTGATGTAAGTGCTGATGATCAAAGTGGGGATGCTAGACTTTTGGGTATTAAAATATTCTTTACTACTGATGCGGCGAATGATGCATAATGAGTAGCTTTGGTTATAATATGTTAGGTTTTGGTTCTTTTCCAAACAGAAGCGTTGCTATCAGTGCAACCGGTGGAACTGTTACAACCTCTGGTGGTTACACAATCCACACCTTTACTTCGTCCAGTACATTTACGGTAAATTCTGCCCCAAGTGGCACCTCAGTTCAATGTTTAGTTGTAGCAGGCGGCGGTGGTGGCGGCGGTAATTTAGGTGGTGGCGGCGGTGGTGGCGGCGTTGTTTCTACAAATTCCAAAGAAGTATCCGCAGGCTCGTATACAATTACTATTGGTGCAGGAGGCGCTGCTGGCGCAAGCGGAGGCGCGCGAGGGGCTAACGGAAGTAATACTTCTGCTGGTAGCATAATAACGGCTGCTGTCGGAGGCGGCGGTGGTGGTACAAACGGATATGCTGGCACTGATGATGGTGCTGACGGTGGCTCTGGTGGCGGTGGCGGCACAAGTAACGGTAGCTCGCCGGGGGGTAGTTCAACACAAGGGCAAGGTACTGGCGAAACAGGGTCAGGAAATGCAGGTGGCGCTGGACGGGCAAGTGCTAATCCACCTTATACTGGTGGCGGTGGTGGTGGCGCAGGTGGCGCTGGACAAAATGGTGGTGCGTCAAATGGAGTTGGTGGCGCTGGCGGTACGGCAATAACGTCAGATATTTCTGGCGCAACGGTCTATTATGCTGGTGGTGGTGGTGGTCAAGGGGACAATACAGGTGGTTTAGGTGGCGGTACAGCTACAACTGCTAATAAAGGCGGTGCAGGTAATGGTTCTACCACATCAAATACCGCTACGTCAGGTTCTGCCAATACAGGAGGTGGTGCTGGAGGTTTATATGATGCAGGAAATACAGCAACTGGTGGCTCTGGTATTGCTATCATTAGATATTTGACTAATGGGTAGAAAATAATATGGCACATTATGCAAAAATAGAAAGTGGAATTGTCACGCAAGTCATTGTGGCAGAACAAGATTTTATTGACACTCAAGCAGGCACTTGGGTTCAAACGTCATACAATACGCACGGCGGTCAACATTTGTTGGGGGGTACACCACTGCGGAAAAACTACGCTGGCATTGGTTATACATATGACAGTACCCGTGATGCTTTTTATACACCAAAGCCTTATCCAAGCTGGACGCTAAACGAAACAACCTGTCTGTGGGAAGCACCTGTTGCGTACCCCGATGATGGCAAGATGTATTTGTGGAATGAAGACACAACTAGCTGGGTTGAGGTAACGTAATGGATATAAACTGGACATTGGTAACAATAGCAGGAGCATTACTAGCACAGGGTGCTGCTGTAGTATGGGCAGTGTCTAGTATGGTATCAGACATACAGTATAACAGGGCTGAGATAGCTGATGTAGAAAACAGCACAGCAAGACTAGCTGATGATATACATGAGAATGACGTAATGATTGCACGTATTGATGCAAATGTAGAAGCAATCAAGGAAGCATTAAATGTGGTTACAACTAATCACGTACAGAGATAATTAAATGATAGACCCCGTTACAGCTTTTGCTGCAGCTAATGCAGCCTTCAAAGGGGTTAAGATGCTAGTAGGTGCTGGTAGAGAGATACAAGATGTATCACAGCAACTAGGTGCATGGTACGGTGCAGTAGCTGATATTACTAGGGCTGAGTCCCAACGTAAAAACCCTACATGGTTAGACAAGCAGACACACGGTACTGAGAATATAGAACAAGAAGCAATGGACATTATTGTTCGTAAGAAGACATTGCTTGAGAAAGAAAAAGAAATAAAGTTTATGTTAGACTACAGGTTTGGTCTTGGCACATACGATGAAATGTTAGGTATGCGTAGACAGATACGTAAGGATCGTGAAGAGACTGTATATAAGGCTATGGAAGCTAAAAGACAAATACAAAATAACTTAGCCATAGCCACTTTATCGTTCCTAATTCTTGGTACATTAGGTGGGGGCATTTATTTAATAATACTAGGAGTTGGTTAATGGGTGTACTTACAGTTATGCCATTAGTGTTGGCAGGTTTATTAAGCAGCCCTGAGTTTGTAATATGCCAACTAGCAAAAAGAGTAAAGATAAGAGAAGAAAAGGTTTGCATTTACCGTGGCCCTAATGGTACAATAGGATATCATTATCCAAGTTTTAGTTTTAAAGAATGCCCAAAACAATTTATGTGTAGATACACACCTAACGCTAAGAAGAAAGTATCAGTTCAAGATATACTTGACGGATTAAAGGACGGATTTTAATAATGAAATTTGCAGGTTTTACCCCAGAGCAGAAGCATAAAGTGGTTCAAACTATGGGCTACAAAGGTAAAGTAGATAATACGGAAATGGACAAGTTTATTAAGTCCACTCCGGGAAATTCTAGTGCTTATGATATGGCTATGCAAGCAGCAGAAAATGCAGTTGGTGGAATTAAAAAGATGGCAGAAGGTGGAGATACTACAACAGCAACTACTACTGCTGATCCTGATGCTAATACAGCTAAAACACCAGAAGAATTAGCAGAAGAAGCAAGAATAAAAAATAAAGCTGTAGGAGATAAGTCTTACAGTGCAGTATTAAATCCTGCAGATCAAATAGCTAAAACTAAAGTGTCTCCCCTTACAGAAGACCCAGCTCAAATTTTAAGCACTACTTCAGGTCAATTAGACGATGTAACAACTCAGGCAGTAGCTACACCTTCTACTGTAGCCACCACAGGACAACCCGCAGCTATTGTACCAGAAACAATTTCAGCAGAAAGTGTAGCAGAAAAAACTAAAGATGCTTTAGATGATGTAACTCCTGCTGCTGGAACAGTTTCTGAAGATGCACAAGTAACTGCTGCTAGAGGTGATCCAACTAAAATTACTGGTACAGGCACTCAAGACATACAACAGATTACTGATCCTACTAAGATAGTTCCTCCTCCTGCTAGAAAGGTAGAAGAAGGTGAGATGATTAGTGGTTCTGCTGTAGACATGGCTGCAGTAAAAGAAGCAACAGACATACAAGCTGCTACTGCTGATCCTAGTAAAAAAGCTACTGTAAAAGGACAGCTAGAGGGCCTTATGGCAGACTTTGAGGGTGGAGCTACACCAGCATGGGCTGCAGGGGCTATGAGGGCGGCTACAGCGGCTATGAACGCACGTGGTATAGGTGCTAGTAGTATGGCTGGACAGGCTATCATACAGGCCACCATGGAGTCTGCACTGCCTATAGCACAGCAAGATGCACAAGTAGTCGCACAATTTGAGGCACAGAACCTAAGCAACCGTCAACAGACTGCTTTGTTTGCTGCTCAACAACGTGCTGACTTTCTTAAGTTAGACTTTACCCAAGAGTTCCAAGCACGTGTAACTAATGCTGCTAAAATTAGTGACATAGCTAATATGAATTTTACTGCTGAACAACAGATAGCTTTAGAAAATGCAAGGTTGACACAGACTGCAAATCTTGCTAATATGTCTGCATTAAATGCTAAAGTTATGGCTGATGCTGCTGCTATGAGTCAGATGGATTTAGCTAATCTGTCTAATGAACAACAGGCTGCTGTACAAAATGCTCAAAACTTTTTGCAGATGGATATGCAAAATTTAAGTAATAAACAGCAGACTTCTATGTTTAAGGCTCAAGCAATACAGCAGTCCCTTCTTACTGATGTTGCTGCTGAAAATGCATCTAGGCAATTCAACGCTACTAGTAAAAATCAAACCACTCAGTTTATGGCAAGTCTTACTTCTCAAATTGATCAGTTTAATACAACTCAAACAAATGCAATGGCACAGTTTAATGCTGGGGAGAAAAATGCAATCTCTAAATTTAACTCCGAGTTACAAAATCAAAGAGATCAATTTAATGCAACTAATACTCTTGTCGTAGCACAGGCTAATGCTCAATGGAGACAGAATATAGCTACACTTAATACTGCTGCTGAGAATGAAGGCTATATGGCAGATGCTAAGTTTGCAAACAACCTAACTGAAAATGCTATTAATCAAATATGGCAACGTGAAAGAGACCTTATGGCTTACTCATTTACTGCAGGAGAGAGTTTAGCAGAAAGAAATCTTAAATTAGTAGTAGCAGATAAAGAGATGCAAAAGTTAAGAACACAAATAGACAGACAAGAAGATGTAGCTGAGTCTGAATTTTTATACAGATTCTTGTTTTCATAATAGAGGTAATATTAATGGCATATACTAAAGATGCTTATCAAAATGCTGCAACAAAAGCTGCTACTTATGCACTAAACGTGGCTGATGCTGCAACTTCTACTAGACCCCGTGTTCCGTTAGCAGAAGTTAAAACAACAAAAGTTGATGGAACTGAAAGTTTTTTTAAGCAACGCCCTACTGCTGTGGCTAAAAAAGACTCTATGTTTAGAGATGATGTTATGGCACAACTTTATGCTCAAAACATAGAGCTGCAAAATCAAGCTAACATTTACGGGGATCAAATAAGAAGAGAAGAAGATAAAATTACTAAAGCTCTTGGAATTAATCTCTCTTCTGGACCTATGGAGGGTATTACAAGTGGTCCTGAAGAGGTATCTGACACTGTTATGAAAATAGTAGACGCAATTAGTATGGCTGAAAGTAGTGGAGGTAAGAATACAAATCACCCTCTTGTTAAAAAAGGTCAGTATAAAGGTCAAAGGGCTATTGGTGAGTATGCTATCATGCCCGGAAATGTACCTCAATGGACAAAGCAAGCCCTTGGTTATGAAATGTCTGTAGAAGATTTTAAGGATAATCCTGCTGCACAAGCATACGTTACAGAATATAAAATAAATGAGTACTACAACAAATATGGGACAGTTGAAGACGCAGCATCTGTTTGGTTCACTGGTCAACCTGTAGAAAAAGCAGGTAATGTTAGTGATGGATATACAACTGCACCTGAGTACTTAGAAAAGTTTATGGGTTTCTACAAAAATCCTAGGAGATAATAAGAATATGATGTACGATAGACCAATTCCGGGACAGTCTCTTACTACTGAACCTAAAAATGCACCCTATGAAAACCCGCCAGAGATTACTGATCCTGATGAGGCTCTTATGGTGCATTTAGATCATCTTAACAATGAAGAAGCAGCAGAAGATATTTTAGATTTTATTGAGGCAGGAGTAGATGTAAAGACTTTGACAGAGGGAGTACTACGTAGTGCTGTTATGCAGGGTATCCATAGTATAGATGTAAGTCTATTAATTGGTCCTGTTGTACATGAGTTTATTCGTGGCATACCCTTGTCTGCAGGTATGGATTTTGATGACGGGTTTGAAGATAAAAATACTAAAAAAGTAAAAACTTATTCTCGTCAGATGAACACTGCCAGAAACATGTTGGAAAGACTGGATGCAGATCAAAGCCCGTTAGAAGAAAAACCAAAAGAAAATATACCAGAGGCTAAACCTGCTGGTCTAATGGCAAGGAGAGCTTAAGTATGGCTTTAAGTTTTGTAGGTTTTAATCAAGCACGTCAAGCTATAGAAGACGAAAGAACTGCTGCTGCTACAGCACAAAAGAATCAAGAATGGAAAGAGCTTATTCGTCAAGACAGTCTTGATGCAAAAGCACAGGCACAAGAAAACTTTCTTCGTAGTATAAAATCAAAAAGGTTTGAGGCTTTTGGTAAAGCTTCTACTAAATATTTTAATGATCGTAAGCCTAGTTCGGCTGTGTTAGCTGATCTTGCTTTTCTTAAAGAAAGAGTAGGAGAGGTTGAAAGCGGTAACGAATGGCTAACAAGTCTTGGTAAAAACCCTGTTATAATATCAGCAGCAGCTAAAGCTGTAAGAGACGCAAAAGAAAACCTCAACATAGATATTACTGGTGAAGACTTAGTAGCTAACTTTAAGATTATTGGTTCTAGTAGTGATCCAGAGGCAGCTTTACAAGAGTTTGCAACCAAAGGTGACTTGTTTCAAGCTCTTTCTGAAGGTGATATACAGGACGATACATTTTTCTTTGATCTTCTTTCAAGGGCTTCTGTTGCTCCTACTGCTCCTACTACCTCTTATAGAATTGTAGACCCTCAAAAATTAGGAATGGGACTTCCTTCTCCTGAAGACTATAAGAAACAGAAAGATATTTGGAACGAAAAAGTTAATGAATTAATGGACAGGGAGATTGCAGCTTCGCTTTCCGTAGACGCGACCGAACTAGACACAACCAGAATAAGAAGAGTAAAGGATGCTCAAGAAGCTGCAAGAAATGGTGACAATTCAGAGCGTGACTTCTTGTTTGGTCAAGCTGCTTGGGATGATTTGTATACAAGCATTGATAATGAGCAAATTTTTGGTTCTGCATTTACTAGACCCACTATTGGTATAGAAACTCCTCCTGTTGCTCCCACAGCTATACCTAGTTTAGAAGATTTTAAAGCTCAAGTTAGAATAGCCTATCCTGATGCTACAGACGAGCAGATAGAACAACAATACGCATTGGAGTACCCTGATGGCTAATGGGGGCATACCTAATTTTGTAAATCCTTTTAATCAACAAACTTCTCAAGAGCCTTTTACTAATGAAACTCAAGGAATACCTAATTTTGTAAACCCTCTTACTCAGGGCATACCTAATTTTGTAAATCCTTTTAGTCAAGAGAAAGATCAACAACCTACAACTCAACCTCTTGATGTTAATACCCTTGAAAAAGGTACTTATACTGAGAATGATTTAGTAGATAATAAATATTATGGCACTGTGTCTGAGTATATGAAGAACCGCTATAATATTGAAGAGGGTGAAGAGTACGACAGAAGAGATATAACTCGTATGTTTATGAACAACATGCGGGGTTTTGCTGGTGGTAACACTACACGTGCTGTATCTGAGGTTGCATATCTTAACAGTCTTGATGATGAACAACTGGGTAAAGTAGGAGAAGCTTATACCCTATATGAAGGTATGGCTAATCTGTTTAGTGATGAGACTAGTTTTGGTGAAACTGCTGGTGGTACTTGGGACTATGTTCGTTCCTTTCTTGCAGACCCAGTAAACTTAGTAAGTCTTGGTGTAGGTAAATTGTTTGCTAGTGGCGGTATGAAAGCTGGTACTAAAGCTGCACAGATCATGGCTAAAGAAGCTATGAAAAGACAGCTTGCAAAGGGTGCTACTAGAGAGGCTGCAGAAAGATCAGCAAAGAAAGTTTTTGCTAGACAGTCTGGACGTATCAGTGCAGAAGCTGCTAAACGTCTTGCTGCTAGGGAGGGTAAAAAGTCTGTAGTAAGAGAAGTAGCTGGCACGGTGGCAGTAGATACTGTACAGGCAATAGGGACTACTTACGCTTATGAGAACAGCCTAGTACGAACTGATGTGCAAGAAGAGATTAATCCTTATTCCTTGGGCTTTGCTGCTCTTGGAACTATAGTTTTAGGTGGTGCTGTAGGTGGTGTTAGTTTAGCCAGAGGCTCTGAGGATTTCTTAGGTACAGAGGCTTTGGGTTTAGCTACTAAGGTAGAAAATAATAAAGACCCTCTTCTTAGCATGACCGATATGTTTGGTTTTAATTTTGAAATTGGTTCTCAGGTAATAAAAAAAGGTCCGGGAAAAACTGATCGTGAAATAGACAGTGCTATAGTAGAGACCCCAGAAGGTTCTGTTCTTGGATTTGAAGATGGTAAAGTTATTGTACAGTTTCCAGACGGAGAAGTGCAATATCTTAGTAGAACAAACTTAAGACTAGCTGATAATGAAGCTACAGGTGGTAATGAGGGTGTACTGCGTAGTTGGAAGAAACTTGTAGATCAAGGAAGAAAAACAAACTTAGCAGAAAGAGGTAGAATACAAGAATTAGACCCAGACTTTATTGGTCCTACAAAAGCCCCTACACTAGACGAATTAGATGATGAATTTTTTACTAAATTATTACTTGGAGATAAAGATTTAGGTATAAGGGGAATAACAGAGGCTTTAGCAGAACAAGGATATGTTTTTAGACGTAGAAGTAAGGATGACACAATCAGTAAATTTATTTTAGATGCTTTAGTTAGCACTAAAAATCATAAATTTATGGGAGAAGAAAGTGTAGCTACTAAATACATAAAAGATTTTATGGCTGCTACAGGAATCAATAAGATAAACGTAAAAGGTGATCCTAGCGGACCTACAAAACCTGAAAACTTAAACATGGACAACTTTGCAGAGCTATTTGCTGCTAAAATTAGTGATGCTGCTGTTTTACAAAATGCTTTATCTCAAACTGCAAGAAGACTTAAAGTAAGTAATGACTCTAAAAATATAGAGTTTAATTTTAGGGATGTTTTAAACGGTACAGTTTCTTATGGTGTTGATTCTACTCCTTCTGAGTTAAACAAATTTCAAAAGTTTGTGGAGCAGTACATAGGTGAAGGTGTAAGGGCTAATCAAAACAGAATTATTAGGTTGCTTGTTTCTAATCCATCTACCTCTGCTTTAAACTTAGTGGGCTGGGGTGCTGCTACTTCTATGAACTCTGCTGCTGATATGGGTGTGGCACTTATGCAACTACCTTTAGCTGGCATGTATAGGGTTTTTGGTAAGCCCCAGAAAGCACAAGAAGCCATGCACATAGCTAGTTCTTTAGCTAGGGCTAATCGTCAACGAGTAAGAAACTTGCTTGACCCTAACATGACATATGATGCATTCAAAGCTATTGCAGTAAAAAACCCAAAGCTCTTAAAAGAGTTATCCGAAACGTTAAGTGGGGGTGTTGATGCAGCAAAGGTTACTACTTTTAATCCTGACCAAACAGTGTATGGACGTTATGCTGACCAAACTGTTGACGTTATACAGGGTCTTACTTTTGTTAGCGCACAAGATGCTATTACTAAGTCTCAAGAATTTACATTTCAACTAGATAAAGTATTAAGAATAAAATTTAATAAGAGTTGGAGTAAGTTTTTTGAAGCTGATGATGCAGATGCAGCAATGAGAACTAAAGATTTTCAAGATGCTGTTGCTACTGCCGTAGTAGAAACTCAAAAAGCTACATACTCTAAGTCTTATGAAAGCTTAGGTCTTATACCAAAAACTATTGAGCAAGCACGTAATGTTCCCGGACTTGGTTTGCTAGTTCCTTTTGGTCGTTTCTTTAACAACACAGTAAACTTTATGGTAGAGTCCTCTGGTGGTGCGCTTGTACTCAAGGCGGCTACTGGTAAGGTGTACAAGGAGAAAACAGCTAAAGAGTTAGCAGTAAGAGCAGCTATTGGTTGGGGTACAATGTATTCTTTAGCTGATAACGAGAAGTTCAGTAGGGATGAAGGACTAGCTTGGGACCAAAAGAGAGATAGATTTGGTGCTGTAGTAACTGATAAATATGATTTTCCTCTTTCCCATCTCAAGGCAGGTGCTAGGATTATGTCCTACTATACACATGGTGGGGAAGTACCAAGAGAGGAAGTCACTCAGATAGCAGAGACAGTTGCAATAGGAGCTATTACACGTCAGCTCAACCAGACAGTAGACGGACTTGGAAGCACCCTTGCTGCTGCTATTGCTGGGGATGTAGCAGCTATTAAAGAGTTAAAAAAAGTTGGCATTAAAATGGGAAGCCAAGCTATCTCAGGAACTACTAGATTTTTAGACCCAGTTAATCAAGTAGTAGGATTAGCTAGAGGGTCAGACTATGTAGCGATTGATAGGAGAGATAATAATAGGTTTGTAAATGATAGTTTTCGTTACATGGATCAAATAATTGGTTCCATAGGAGGAGATTTAGCACCTCAAAGGTTTAGAGCAGCAGCAGGTAAAGAAGTTCAAGACGCTGGTAAGATTATTGGTACTAGAGAAGTAAAAGTATCTGACCTTTCTAAAGTAATGAATATGATAGGAAGAGCAGATTTTCAAGCTGATATGGCTCTTTATAGAACTGGTTCTGCTAAAGGTAGTAACAGGTATGCAGAGATGTTTAATACCTTTGGAGAGTATGGAGCTGCAAGACTTTTAAAATCTGGTCTGATGAAAGGTAAATCATTAGAAGAAAGACAAACGCTTGTTAAAGATGTTTTGGATAGAGCCAGAGCCTTAACAAAAGAATTTATGAGGATTGGTGCTGATGAAGCTAATGATACAGTGTTAGCTAAAATGATTGATATGGTTTCTACTAGAGGCGGCATTAAAAAGCTAGATAAGGCACTAAGAGATATGGGATCAGATATGGAGTTCTCTGACTTTGCAGAAATAGAAACGACCTCAGAAGCCTTACAGCAACTGGGGTTATTAGATGCATTCTTTGAGTATAAACAGTATAAACTAGATAACTTGACTTCTTATTAACTGTCGCTTTCCAGCATAAAGTCTGCCCACTCGTATGCAGATCGTCTTACCTCATACATATTTAAAGAACCTCTGCTATTTGAAAGTATTCCAGAAAGAGCTTGACCTGCTAAATACCTCCTAGAAGTAAGAGGTTTTAATTTTTTAGCAGTTATTTTTTTGTCAGTGTACCTCTTTGCTTCTTCGGCTAAGTCTTTTTTCTTCACTTATTTTTACCTTTTCTAAATTAACAAAGTACGCTTTATTAAATCCATACTCCCAATCTCTACTATCTTTAGAGTTTTTATGATAGGGATTAGTAATATTACCTATCTTAAAGTCTCGTCTGCCCCGATCATACGGCCTCACTTATGTACCTCCCTCATAGCTTCTCTCATCTTCTGCATATACCAATCAGCTTTATCCATATCTTCAACAGGTTTATTTTTGTACCTGTGACGATGTTGATATTTAATCATGTTGCCGTGACAGTATGCAATAAAACCCTCCACACCTAGTACCTGTTTTATATAGTCAATGCATTCTATTCCACCCACGTTGTAATGTAATGGTTTTTTTACAGGATCAAAAGATTCTTGATCAGGAAGAGTCCACTTAGTCAACGCTTATACCCCTTTATCTACATTAAAAGGAAAGGGAATACATTTACTTATTGCCTCTGCGGCTTCGTTTGGTCTTGAATTATAAAGCCTTATCATATCTACCTCTCTCCATTGTTGACAAGACTCTTCATTTATAAAAGCTGTGTTTGGTGAGAATACTATAAAAGTTTTTTCACTTGTTGTTGGCTCTATCATCATCATTACTACTGTATAAACCCATACCATTTTAATATCCTTTCTAGGTTATATCTACTATTTCACATACGTCACCATTACATGCCATTGTTTGCATACCAGAAGTGTTGTCTGCGTGTTCTAATTCTGCTAGTTTAGTCCAATCAATCTTAAGAGGAGACTTGTCTAACATATCATAGAACTCCTCCTGTGTGCACTCTTGATAGGGAGCCTGTTGATACGTATGCTCATTATAAGGTAGGAAGGATACACCAGACATTTCATCAAAGTGTTTGTACACAAAGGCCCCTACCTCTAGCCACTCATCTCCTTTTACATTGATGGTAACACTAGGTTTATGCTCACACCAATGACGTTGATACATCAGCCACATTTCTAATTGTTCTAGTGCTGTCATATCAGCCGTACACACTGCCCCTAGTGGTGATTGCATAGGGAAACTAAATACTGTAGTAGCATCAGGCTTCATTACATCAGGTTCGTTAGGAATACCTTGTGACTTCATAAACTCTGTCAATGGGTCTTTATTATCTCCACGAACAGTACGGATATAATAGGGACTGTGACGAGCATGAATGCCAGAAGATGAGTCAACCAGTTGGGAAACTGTTCCACTGGGCTTGACACAAGTAATAGCAGTGCTACAATTGATACCAAGACGGTCAGCCCACTCAGCGTTAGTAGAAATAGCCACATTTTTAAGATACTCCAAGGTTTTAGATAGACCCTCATTACTCAAGGTCATAAGCTTATTATCCATTATCCCCGTGAGTGACACACCCAACAGTCTTTCTGCTTCCGTGTTACTAGACCACACCTTTCGCAAGTATGGGAAGTGGGTGTAGGTTGACTGAATTGTTCCAAGTATAGTTGCAACGCCGACTTTTCTTGCAAGGTCTTCCACACTATCGTTAGCACGGATGACAACTTCCGTAAGATTGCAAAACTGATTCGGCCTAAGAATGATCTCTGAGCATGGATTTGTTCCAAACTCATGTTTAGACTCTCTCCTGCCGTTTTTTTCAGCTTGTTTAACTGATGCTTCTCTGTTGAATATTCCTCGTTCTCCACTACCACTCTCCATCAAGGCTGTCCATTCACGCATGAATGCCATACTGTCAGGTTTTTCTGTATAGGAAACAGAATTATTAGCTAAGGCTCTATGTCCTGCATTTTCCCACCAGTTCCCTGACTTAGCGTGACGCATACGATCATCAGACAGATTAGATAAGCTAATCATAGCACTACGTCTTACACCACCTACTACCACTACCTCACCAATCTTACACATGAGGTCATGACACTCAATACTAGATAGCCTACGCCCCTGTGCTTGCTTGAAGGTAGTAACAGCAAAGTTAAACAGATCAATCAGTGGAGCAGGACCAGATGCTCTACCACCGAATGTCTTTAGTCTAGCACCAGCAGGGCGGACTTTAGATACATCCCACTTAGGGATTTCACCTGCCCATAGGAGTGCCAAAACTTGCCTGAGTCCTTTAGCCCACCCTTCTTTACTGTCCTTGATAACGACAGTCGTATCGCTCTCGAAAAGGTTAGGAACGTCTGGGAGCTTAGTAATGAACTGACGCTCAACACTGAAACCAACCCCCGTCCCACAAAGGAGGATGAACATAGCCTCATCGAAAGACTTAGGATCATCTACGGGTAGGTAGCTACAATTATACATGCAAGTATTGTCGCGTGAAGATGCCTTACCTGCTGTCATGAGTGACCTCATACTAGGCATTACCTCTAGGCTGAGAATAGAATCACGTATTTCATTGACAATCTTATTAGGTATTGATTGAAATTTAGGGTTACATACAATGTTCTGTATGTACCTCTCTACTGTTTCACCCCAAGTCTCACGCCTACCTTCCTCCTCAAGCCACCTAGCATACCTACTAGTAGCAATAAATGTCTGATAGTCTGTTGGTAGGTAGTTGTTACTCATCTGTCTTCACCCATTTTCATACTAAATATTTCTCTTCTTCCATCTTTACCTAAATTTGCTTCAAAAATAGTCTTTGCTTTTTCAAGCAAAACACAAGCAAACAATAAAGTTTCTTCCCTACTATCACACATCATTATCTGTTGTTCAATAGGTTTGATTAGTTCTTGTGCACGTCTTTGAATTTTACTGTATTTACCTTTCATCACCACTACCTTTTATAGTTCCCCTAGCTTCACGTCCATCAAGTTTAAACATATTCTGTGTTATAACAGATGCTAGATTGAAGTTGTAGTAGTTTGCTAAAGCAGTAGTATAAAATAACACATCACCTAATTCACCTAGAATAGCTTCGGGTGTTACCTTTGTTTTGTCACGAATACGTTTTTTAATTTTACCTGCTACTTCACCTGCTTCTTCACAAAGACCAAGTACATTCTCATTTAGCCTGTCTTGTGGGTCTGTAACAATCTTACGCTCCACCCACTCACTGTATTCTTGAAAAGCCTTCATATTTTCTTTAGTCAGCATTTAGTGTTACCTCACAGTTTATTATTTCTACATCATCTATGTCATGCAGAATATTATACATCAGTTCTTTTATGACTAAGGGGTTGTTAGGATCATCTACCTCTAAAAAATTAGCAGCAGAGTCTACCTTTATATTTAATATTACTTCATACTTCATTGCCGTAACCCCTAGTTATACTCAACTACACACATTTGTCAACCGTATATAGCCTTTAAACGAGATATAGATACAAATTCTGGATCATAAAACCCGTTTGAGATATCACGCTTAATTATTACGCCTTTCCACCACTCTTTGTTTGCCTGACCAGCCCAACATTCTGATGCTCCTTTGTAGCACCCCGCGACAAGTCCGATAGTAGGGTTTGGATGCGAATCATCTTTAAAAAACATACCACGTTTATGACTATGCCCAACAGTAGTAGAGTGATGGCGCTTTTTGAGGAGATTGTAAGCATGATGCTCACCAGACATAGCTGTACCATAATTACCACTACTAATGTAATGAGCATATGTGACCCCATCTTTGTCAAAAGTTGACGGAGCTGAGTTTTCATATTCTTGATACTCATCAAACCAATAATCTGTTTGTAAGTGACTAAAGCTGATACCATACTTACTACCTTCTAACCTAGGATCAAGATTAATAGCACGTTTAATTCGATATTCATGATTTCCCTCACACCCAAAGAAGGCAGGCTTACGTTTCTTCATATCCTTAAACTTACGCCTGAGCCTATCTTGCGCTTCATTGTAGTGATTAATATCTTTTTCATAGCTTTGAGCTGACACTGCTTTAGGGTATTTAGTATCATAGCTATTCAAAGACTTCATCTCTGCACCATCACCTAAATCAACGACATAATCAGGACGTAAATCATATATAAGACCCCCTAACCAATCAAACCTTTCGTTACTCACGCTTGGATCAACATGAGAACAGGTGAATACTACTGCTGTTTTAGTCATTATAAACTCCTTTTGGATACTCTCCATCTAAATCAAGTGGCTCTATGTTTTTATCAAAATACTTTTTCCATTCGTATGCACCATCCAAAGAATCAAACCAAAAATTATGATCTTCTATCTTACCATCTACTTCTACTTTACAAACTAACAAATATGCAAAATCTTCTGGAAGATCATCCATGTTAGGCATTTCTTCTCTAGATGTTGGGCCATCAATTATACCCCAAACTTTAACATTACTACTCACTTTTACTACCTTTCCAGTTTTTTAAAAGTTCCATATAGTGATCCATGCCAACCATAATAACCCAAGGCTTTCTGTCTGACCTAAAAAACACCACAGGCTCCCCTTTACCATGCTTTGATGCTTGTTCCAAGTAACCATACACAGTTTTTAACTCCCCCTTTCTACGTTTAACTTCAATAGAAATAGGAAGTTTTTTTCTTGCAGCAGGACTAAGCTGAATGTCCTCCCCAGTATCACCCATAGTTGTTGATTTAATATCATCAGGTTCAAACTCTGGAAAAGTTTCAAGTAGTTTGTCTCGCACCTCTTGCTGACCAACACGACCTTTTGCTTTAGCTGATTTGGTCATGCTTTATCTCTGGAACTTTAGGTTCCTTTCTAACATCAACTAGGTACTCTGGCCCATAAGAGTAGATAAAAGTTCTTAATTTAGGCCAGCACATTTTTTTATATTCACAGTAACTACACTGCATTGATAATTTAGTATTAGGACTAGTTTTAGATTGTTGTTTTAAAGGAATACGCTCTTCTGGAATGTCACCCTTAACCATAGCTTTAGTTGAAAGCATCTCTTGCTCTTTTGTTTTTAGATCATCAGTAAAATCATGTATGTCTAAACACAGATGCCCATTTTGTTTGTCCATTGCAAGAAAAGCACCCCTAGTCTTATCTGTAACTAGGGGATCGTTCTTCCCTGCATAGACGTAGGAACTAAGCTGAGATATATAGCCAAAGGGATCATCTTGACGTAAGCTACCTTCTTTAAACTTTCTAAAAGCATAGCTACTGCAGGATTTTACATCCACAGTCATACCATCTATAACTGCATCCCTATGGCCTTTTATACCATGAACATCTAGCCTGTCCTGCTGACCCTTTACACTGTGACCAGAGGCAGAGGCTAGAGATAGTATTAGTTCCTCAATCAAGTCTCCATAGAAGAACTTGAGTAGTGTGTTTGGCGTAAGAGTTTCTCCTTCACCAGACTTGTTTATTTTATACCAGAGTTTTCTTTTGCAAGGAGTACCTACAGAAGAAAGTGATAGATACCCTCTAGGCTCTTGCTGCTTAGAAAATCTTTGGTTAGCTACTAGGGACATACTATTTCCCATCATAGCTCCATCAGTGTCTGTCCAGCCACCTGAGCCTTTTACAACTTTGTAGATATCATCCACAAGGGTATCTATATTTTTCACTAGAACGGAATCTCTTCTGCTTTTTGTATCGGACGAGATGTGGCATTAGGTGTAGTGCTAGATACAGACTCATACTCATTTGGACCTAAACCAACAGGCTCCACATAGTCTATAATTTCTATCTTCTCTATCCTACTACCTACAGTCTTGTATTGAGTTGTATAGACAGATAGATACACATCTGCAACAGTGCCGTTACCTATCAAACCATCCTCAAAAGTCCAACGTTCCCCTGTAGTAGCGTCAAAAACCTCTGGCGCACCACTACTAAAACTGTGTCCAGTATTAAACTTGCGGTCTAACTTTGCGATTAAACCCCTGCCATCTGGATCAGGCTTTAGTTTCCTAGGAAAACCTGTTGATCGTAGAAGTTCAGCATTATCTTCATCAAGAATAATGTTAGTGGTACAAGCACCATCATACTGCTCATAATTTCCCGGACTTTCAGTAGGTTTATAGCCTGTCAAATCTCTGTTTTCCTCAAAGATTTTTGCCCACTCAAGTATACCTCGTAACTTTATCCTGTTTGCCATTTATGGCCTCCTTTAGTGTATATCGGCATATGTATTGCCATATTGAACATCAATACCAAGTTTTACATTAAGTTGCAAGTGGTCATTTAGTTTTTTTATTGCATCTTGCAAAGTTTCTGTATGTAGTGCTTCGTCACCCTTTTTTACTACGTTTATTGTCTCGTCATGAAACTGTCCTATTAGGTTAGGTCTTTCCGATCTATAGTTGTAGACCCACCTATCAAAACAATAAGCTCCTGTACTTTGGTTAAGAGTAGAAAATATATCTTTTCGAAACCTCAAAGTATGCCAGAACTTACTTACAGGATTTTGCACCCACATCTGACCAGATATTGTTCTCACGTGTTGATCATCTACAAATTCTGTTACTGCCTTGTTTCTTTCCCAATAAGCCTTTAGAAGAGCAGAAGCTTGGCCTATGCTCATACCAGTTTCTCTCGATAATTTAGGTGCACCAACCCCATAAGTAGCAGAGTAATTTACAACCTTATAGTTTTTTCGTAAAGCTTTTAAACTCTTCTGCCCACTGTTATGCATATCTATTTGCTTCTGAGTAACTGCACCAGAGTGTAGTGCTAGATCAAGGTGAGGATCAAACCCATCTCTACTCATCTCCTCTACGTAGTCAGGATCATATGGTTGCATATAGTGTCTCTTAGTTGTATCTTCAAGAGAAGTCATGTCAGCACCACAAAGAACATGATCAGCATCAGGAGAAACAAGACACCCTCTAATCTCTTTACCCCAAGGCTTGTCAACTCCGGGAAGATTAACCAAAGGCTTACTGTGTTTAAAACGTAGAGTATTAGTAAGACCTGCTATTTCTGCTTTTACATAGCCATCAACCTGACACTCCAAGAAAGCCTTAAATATAGCCAACCTGTGCTGAATAACAGTTAGACCATCAAGAACATCTACTGCTTTGTCCTGATTAATAAGCAGCCTAACAGAGCGTGTGAGTTCCCCATCTTTACGGACTTGCGGTATCTTTCTCTCTGACCCATCATCCTCCTTGACATACTTATGTGTGCAAGGTTCCCACCCCATAGAATACAGCCAGTCTTTTACTTGATCAGAGGATTTAGGATTAGCAGGTTCAACGCCCTTTACTACTTTTATCTCTCCCTCGTATCCCTTGGGCATACCATACTCTTCTAGTAGTGCATCCCATTTTTTACCGTGAGCTGAACGTGACCCATCTTCTTTGTTACACTTTTTAGGTTTCTTCGCCACCTTATACAGCTTGTTCATAGGCATAACATCAACAAGTTCTGCTACCTTCTGATCCTGCTGTCTAGTGAGTTCCTCTACACACTTCTCTGCTAAATCAATATCAAGTCTCCATCCTTGTCTTTCTGCTTCTGCTGCACACTTCATTTTATACGACAAGTATTGTAGGTACTTATTAAGAAGGGCTTTGTCTTTTTCATAAACCCTAGAGAACTTAGTTATGAGGTCCTTCCACAGATAAAAGTTGATCTTAACATCCTCTTGACACCTGTGTGCATACTCCTCCTGACTGAGACCTTTCCAATCTTCAATCTCAGGTTTAGGTATCCCGAAGTCTTCCCCAAAACCTGCAAGACCATGTTTAGCCCTATCAGTATTCATTACCCAAGACATAGGTAGTGTGTCATAATAATCACAATTAAGCTCTATACCTAGTAACCTTTCAATCACAGGAATGTCATACCTAATGATGTTGTGACCTGCTATATGCTTTTGTTTAGATAATAATCTACGCATATCACCGTAGTCAAACAAAGTTTTTACATTTAGGTCTTGTGAGTAAGTGTAAGATAGACAGTGTATTTTAGTAGGATTAAAACCATCTGTTTCTATATCAAATATTAACATCAACCCTCCGTCAATATAGTTGTATCAGGATCATAATAGACTGACCCTGCATGGCCTAACCTAGCAAAAGGTCTGTTTTTGTCAAGAAGGAAGTTAGTAGTGTTTTGCAAGACCTCATCATCAGTCTCCACATCTCGGTCAATTTTAATACATATGATTGCTTCTTCCTCTAGTGAGGCGGCATACTTGGTACGACCATCATCATTAACTTGAGATATAAAAATGACCCCAATGTTTAACTCTTTAGCAAGTTGCGCTGACCTTGCACCCAATGTTGTAAGAGTGCTAGTGGCCCCATCAACACCAGAATTAGATAGGTATGCAAGACGTTGCACGTGGTCAATAAAAATATACCCTGCCCCATAGACAGTAGCAGCAAGACGAATGTACTCAAGTAACTTTAAAGGATCATCGTGTGACCTCATCTCAAAAACAATAGTACGCTCCCCCTTTGTAGCATCTTTAGCCGCCTCTACTACTCTATCCTCTGAGATATTGTTTTCTGCTGCATCATCCTTTGTACGGACATTACATCCCAACTCATAAGTAGCCATAGCACGATAGGTGGTGGACTTCATCTCTTCCATGTGTAGTAACGCTATGCGTACATCAGGAGTTTTCAACAAGCCTGTCTCAAAGTAACGAATTACCTCAGTCTTACCCATACCACGTGGTGCTTTAATGAAGGTAATGCCCCCCTTTACTAAGCCTCTGATCTTATCATCAAGACCCACATGACCTGTAGGAACATACTCGTAAGGGTTCTCATTACGGATAGCTGCTTCTACTTCTTCATCAGAACAAAAGAAGTTATCAGGAGAATACCTTTGTGGTTTAAGTGCAGCCCATCTAAGATCGTCTCCATCTCCACTCGTCAGGAAGTCGTTAGCATCCTTGTGCTTGGACATAGGGACATACCAAAACTTATCTGCAAGTGCCTCGTACAGTCTATCTGCTGCACGTCTCCCTGCATCATCCAACTCACCCGCATATACAACCTCATTAAAAGAGTTTAGGTATGCATGATTAGCCTTAATAAACTTGTCTCCTATTGATGCGCTGGGCAAAGACTTAACAGGCCACTTCTCACCTAAGATTTGGTATAAACTTGCAGCGTCAAACTCGCCCTCTGTAAGATATATTCTTGTAGCAGAACCAGCATTAAAATCAGGACCAAAAAGATAGTTCATCCCCTTGCCACGATCCTTCACCCAAGAGTTTGACTTGTCATTATAGTCTCGGTATTTAACAGTATGAGGATACTTGTAAGCATATCTTACTGGTACGTCTCCCTCTCCTGTTTGAAGCTGTATTCCGTATAGCTGACACACCCCCTCGTTAATACCACGTATATTATCGTATGTAACACCTGTTACTGGTATATCCATAGGTCTAACCCTTTCAGCTATTGGATATTCTTTACTTGCCCAATCAAACACTCTTGTTCCTTTCTTTGCTGGATATGACTCCCCACAGCTATGACAGAAACCATAACCAGAATCATTCCAATTAAACGCATCACTTGATCCACAGTCCTCAAAGGGACAAGCTAGGTGTGGGTTATCACCCATCAACTAAAGCCCCCCATGATACAGGAAATAAATCTCTCATGCCTTGAGACACACACTGTGCTGCTTGTAGAGTTTCAAGTTGCGTATCCTCTTTGCATCGTAAGTTGCACATGTCAGCAAAAGCGTCAAGACTACCTGACCAATACCATTCAGTCATGATGCTTTGCGGCAACACCATACGTGCTTGTTCTGGGCATACTCCTGCATTAAGAAGGCCATGGTAACAATATAAAGCATCTTCATAAGCAAGGCTAGGCATTGGGGTCCAACCATCATCAGAAACGTTCTCTGTCCAATACTTGTCTATATCTACTATACCAGCACTACCCTGCTTCTTGTCATCAGCTCTACCTCGCCATTGATCAGGCATATAAAACTCAGGGTCATCTTCTACATACCTACGACTAATCTCATTCCATCGTAAGAACTTATGCTTAACTAATTGTCTAGCTACAAATATAGGAGCCTTGACATGAAAGGATGCAAAGGCATGACCAAAGGGGGACATATGTTTATGCTTGGCTAGATAGTGGATTAGTTTAGCATCCTTCTCTTTTAATTTAGGCGGACCCCACTGATCACTCGTATCCATCTCACTCTTCTTGCCAAAGCTTACCCTAGCTGCATTAGCAACACTAAGGTCTGACCCCATGTGGTCTACGTATGTTACTTCAATCATCAGTAAATACTCCTATACACGGTAGTAGGATAGACATACTGCAATACTTTGGGTAGTCATCATAGGTCATAGCAATACCTAACGGTACACCCACCATCAGAACAACGATTACAGCGAATGCTTTGCCTAAGCCTTTAGTTGTGCAATAGTTATTTGTACTCATACTGGTTTCTCCTTAATAAATACTTCTTGATACAAGTTATTCACATCATCACTTAGTAGAATTGCTGAGAACCAAAAGATAGCAACTAATACTACTATTTTTAGTGATAATATAAAAAAGCTTCCCATCAGTCATGCTCCCCATTGTTACGCCTACCATTGTACCCATCAACACGCCTAGCAAAATCAGATAACACTCTAGGATTTCTACTGGCAGTATCAAACGTACCAACGGTAATAGCTATTGCTGCTAAAAGTAACACGTGAGCTATTGCTGTCAGTCCAAACACAACATAGCTACCCAAGAAAATACTAAATACAATACACCACATCCATGCAAGTATCTGCAAGATCAAGTGACGGGCATTGTTGTCAGGTATATTCTTTAGTGGGCTTCTATCTGAGTCCATGATCAGTGTCCACGTGTCGTATATGTGTTGTCTCATTGGCCTACCTTACCTACAAATTTAGCTATGTAATTTACAAATGGCAACAGACTTATTGCCATCAAAAGATTGACGCCAGTGTGTATCATGGCTATGCGTAGTGTATCACCCCTTGGCATACCGTCAGACACTAGAAGTCCTGCCAGCCAGATCGTACCTGTTGTACCTACGTTAGCCCCTAGTACAGCAGCCACAGCAGCAGGTAGGGGTAGTACACCTGATGCAACTAAAGCAATGATTGCTGTAGTGCTAAGGCTACTACTCTGCCACGCCAGTGTCATAGCGATTGACCCAAAGAACATATAGATTGGATTGCCTAAGAACCAAGTCAAGTGGTCTATGTTGCCCATAGATTTCATTCCCCCACTAAACATCTTGAGGCCAATGTAAAAGACCACAAGTCCAATGGCTGTATATACATAATTATTCATACTCCTGTTCCCATCCAAAGTTTTAACTCAGCCTTTAATTGCTTATTACGCACCTCTAGTGTATAAGACTGCTGTTTCCAATACTCTATTTCCTCATGTTTCTGACGTAAATCCTCCTCTAACTCTTTATACTTTTCACACAACTCCCTATGTGTCTCTCTGTTTATCATTTTTATGCTTCTCCTTTCGGATTGAGGGTTTCTTTTTATTAGGAATAACTTGAGGCTTGTATTTAGGTTGCCTCAAGTCTTTCGCCATTGGGTTAGGTTTTCTCATCAGTGTAAATTAAGTTTTAGTTTTCCTTTGATACGGTTGTCTTTCTTTTCTTCTGCCCTTCTCATTGTCCTTGAAGATGGACATTTTAGTTTAACCATTGTGTTGTTACTTTTCTTTTTTGAAGGGGCTGTATTTAACGCAATGGAAGTAATGTAGTGTGGGCTAATAGTCATCTTTTTCTCCTATTAAGAGCTGCGGTTGCAGTCTCCAAGTTGTGTTTGTTGTAGGGATTTAAACTTGCTACATTTTTATGTCCTGTAGCTGACATGATCTGTAAGCTGTCTGCTCCTCCTTTTATCATTTCAACAATAGCAGTCTTTCGTAAGTCACCAGCTTTAAGCTCATCAGGCAACCCTGCAGCCTCTTTAACTTGGTTGACTAGGATACCTACCTGACCACACGTGTATGGCCTGTAAGCCCTGTCCTGCTTCCTGTAGTGGGGTACTACGTATGGCTGGAAGCCCCAGTGAAGTTCTTGCTCTGTTAGCATCTCTTTCATCTGCTCGTCAATAGGTAATTGTACCTCTGCTCCTCTCTTGGTTTGTTTAATAGTAGCAATACCATCTTCCAAGTTTATATTGTCCCACTCCAAGTTTCGTATGTCCACAGGTCTTTGCCCCCATTCATATGCAAGCATTACCAACAGACCTATATTTCTCCACTTAAAATCAGAGAAGGAAGTATCAAGAAAAGACACCACCTGATCATTAGTCCACACCACTGACCTTACTTCTGTAGTTCTTTTGTGAACCTTTGACATTGGATTACGATCCATAAGATCAAGACCAACACACATATTTAGAAGCATAGAAAAGATACGTGACATTTCATTAGCATGACTAACACTAACATCCTCTGCCCAATCGTTATACAAGGTGTCACATATTTGAGGGGTAAGTTTGTTGATACGAATATCTCCTACTCTTTTCCCTACGACATTACAGGAACAGAGTTTGATCAGGCTGTAGTGATAAGTTCTATGGGTGTTATTAGATAAATCCCTAAACCTAGGCGTGTTAAAGTAATAGGTAACTACTTCTTCGACAGTAGAAGCAGGATGCAATCCTACCCCTACCTTCCTACTTCTTTTTATTGCCATGTAATTGTTCCTACTAAAAGTATACTTAAAGTATTTACTTACTACTTCTACTTTGAAGTAATAGTATTTTAGGATACTTTAAGTGATTATACACCTAATATCTCGTACAACAGATGTTGTCAAGAGTGTGCAGCAGCATTTTTATCTCTACCCAACATCATTATGTAAGGCTTATTATTGTACTCATGCACACCTACATGGACCCATTTAGTGTCGTAAACAGGATTATCTTTATCATCCAAGAAGCTACCTGATTTGTAAGGGTCGTATTTGACAGGATACGATTTGTAGCTATTGACAGGAATACTATCTACTACTTCTCCCCTTACAAAAGCATGAACATTCTTTCTGTTATCCTTCAAGACTCTCTCCCTACCAGATTTACTGACCACAAACTCAACATCTTTAAGCAACATAAGTCTAGCATAGTGAATTACCTTACCCTTGTGCCTGACAGAGAGAACTTTCTTATGTAAGTTAAAATAAACATCTACTTTCATTACACCAACCTCTCAAACTCTAGTTCTTGTCCAATCCTAGCACTAAAAATTTCTATCTTGTTGCCAAGATGAAGTGAACTCAGTCTTTCATATGGCAGTTCTTTTTTATTACCAGATACTTTATAGGTAACCCCAGTAACTAAGTTACGAACCTGAAAGACTTTATAGGTATTCTTAGAAACTCTTGGTTGCTTACCAAACTTCCTAACAATAGTAACTTCTGTTTTAGTAGCCTCAATAGGAATATTCTTTTTCTTTTTCCTATCTTTTAGAGTCCTTAATCTACCCCGTACAGAGTCAGCACTGGTCCCAAGTCTCTTGGATATTTCAACCCCTGTCATACCTAGTTTGTGCAGTCTCAAAACTTCTGCAGTATTCTCATCGTTCCAACGCATATCTTATACTCCTCTATGATTTTACGTATTCTACTCTTGCGTATGTAGCAGCTACACTATCTCTGACACCCATCTCCTCGAGTAAACTATCATACCTGTATCCATAAGAGTGCAGCAACTTGGCTACTGCTTGTACATTGTCTTCTATTACATCCTCAAGACGTAAGGTTTCTACATCGTCTTCGTAGGCTAGGCAGGAATCGTCATAGTAGTCAAACTTTGATCTGTACGTACTACCATTGTAGCCAGTAATATCACCCCAACCACGTGACCAATCAACACCCCATAGACACTCAGGCTCTGCAGTATGGTCACGCACAAACACCAGACGAGACCAGTCAGCATTGATAAGACGCTCGGACAACTCATTGGCATACCGCAAGTCCTGTGTCTCATTGGATGTATGCTGTTTGTAATAACCCACACTGACGTTTGTACACTCGGACACAACACCAGCATACTCGTTACTGTCAGTATAGGAACCACCATCGTCAGGTTGCAACTGAGGCATACCTAGGGCATCGGACAGGCTCTCAGCAAACTCATCAGATGCAGTACGATAGGATGACTGATGAGTGATGATAGATTTGTTACCATACCGATCAAATGATATGACAGCCTTGACCTCATCAAGCCACTGAGGTTTAGCCTTGACCAACGCCTGACTACCCAAGCAACCAATCTCCTCTGCTGCATGGACAACATACGTACCAACAACACCAGCCTCAATCATATTAAGCATAAGCCAGATACCTGTAGTACAATCAGCACCCAAACAGGATGAGGTAGAAGGATCAGCAACAGAAGCCACATCATTGATGACTAGGACATTCTGCATACCACCCTTCTTGTGTACGGTATCGTGGTGAGCAGTGAAACAGATAGGTGGATACTGACCAGTCTCATCACTGATAATCTTGATGTAATTGCCATGCACATCTGGATAACCGAACACAGGTTCCAAGAACCTCTGACAAAACAACCTTTGCGCCTCACAACCATCGGGCCGCATATAACGCAACATCTCTACTAAACTAAACATTATGCTACTTCTCCTTCTTTTTCTTTTACTACTGGATGATATATACCTGTTTTACCAAGCTGTACATAATCATCATTATCATCTGCTTCATCACTAGATACATGGGAATCAGTACCATCTGTATTTCTAACAACCACCTGCTCTGACAGAGGGTATAGTTCACTGTCCCAATCTGAGGTAAAGTAGTTATCTATATCATTAGGTGAGATATACTCATTCTCATACTCACAGAATGTAACGTCCTCTTCACGCCACCACTCACCATCAGTACAGAAACAAGCATGATCTTGTAGGTTACTGTCATGTACCATGTATGTTCTATAACCCCAACGTGTAACATGGTTTACCTCTGTCATGTTATCGTTGTGGTAGTAGCAGTCATCAACCTCACACTGTGAATGTGTGTTTTGATAGCAACTCTCACACAACTGAGTGCCTGTACACTCTGAGTAGTAACTATCATCCTCATCATAATCGCAACCACAATCATCGCAATGAAAGGAATTACCCTCAAGCACACCACGATAAGAACCAGCGTTAATAGGCCCCTTCCAATCAATCTGTAAATGCTTACAATCTAATTCTTTTAGACGTGTAGGCTCTACATCAAGATAAGGTGCAACATACTGATTATCACGATCCCTGTAGCGAATATTAAGCATCTTAGCACCAGCCCAACCATCATGCCTAAAGATATCCCAACTATCATCTGCCCTAGTATTCTCAATAGCCTTACCGATAATGTTCATGGCGTGTTCTGATAGACCATACAGAGGCCCAGCCCTAGGCTTATCAGGATAAGTAGTAAGAACAACGCAGCGACCAGCAATCTTACCATCAGGTTGTTCAGCCCAATACACAGTAAAGTCACCACTAGCATAGGCTTGAGCAGGGTGATAAGGCAAATAGTCTTTATGGTAGTTGTCATCTGAGTATAAGTATTGAGGACGCAAGCATGAGTTACCCAAGAACTTCCTGTAGTGATGAGTCTCAGGGTTCTCATTCATACCCAATGCACCACCATATGCCTTCTCAAAGTCATCACGTGATTTACCAGACTTCAAGATAAGATCAGGGGATACCATCTTGGAACGATAGTCATCTACCATACGCTCAATGGTCTTGTCAGCAAAATTAGGGAACATGCATTTGAACGCACGACCTATCTTCATAGCCACACGTCTGCTACCGTCCTCATCACGAATAGCATCAGCATGGTTTTTGAACAGGGATATCTTACCCTTGAACTCCTCAGAACGCTTTGGGTTGAAGTACCCCAACCTCTGACCAGTATTCATGTATTGTCCCGTATTGACACAATTACCACGGGTATTCTCGTAGCCATATATCGCACCGGACTCACGTACGAAGTCCATGATGAACCTCTTTAGCTTGCGGTCCTCGGTCATAGCAGCCATCCCATAAGCCGCATCTTGGTCATACCCCCAAGCACTAAGCATAGGATCATCAACCCTACTTACTTTAAGACCGTAAGGGGTCTCATTCCCTATATGCCACCAGTTGCTAGTGTCTTCAATCCCATTGTGCACAGGTATACATACCCTGCCACCGATGAGCCTGTTACTGTCCTCAGTAAAGACAGAGCCGCTCTCCTCTACGTTCAGCACCTGTCCCTCATAGCAGCAACCTATGCCCCCCAACTGGGAGACATAAGTTGCATTGATATCTTCTATCGTGATTTGAAATCTAGGCATCTTAGCCCTCCTTCTGTTCTACAAGACCCACTGTCTGTGTAGCGGTTACAGTTATAGTTTTTACACTGTCGCCAATAACAGCAACATCCTTTACTTCCTGTAAGGTAGCATAATAGGTACTACCCACAAGATATCCATTAGTCACTAAGGTACTACCCGCTTTAGATAGTAGAGACAAACTTTCTATAGTTGTCTTTTCCAACTTGCTGCGAGCCTCTTTATGCGAAACAGTAGCTGTTTTATCAGTATACTTATCAACCAACTGTTTTTGACGGTTTACATGATAGAGGACACTCTGTTGAGTAATACCCAAATCCCTAGCAATAGCAGAATGGCGAACCCCTGCATCTGCCATCGCAACCAACTTAACTCTGTTGAATGCATTGAGTTTGTTAGGGACCATCAGGTTAGTTTTTGTAGTGGTAGTCATATTGTAGCCCTCCTAGGCTTTAAAACCTATGCAACCCCATAGGCAGGGTAGTGCAAAAAGCGCACCACAGGATACACTCACCATGCAAGTGTACCCTCTGGTTATCTCTTGACTACGAACCATAGAGGAATAGAGGCAACAACTGCTGCTGCTACCCCTAATCCTAATCCTGATAGTATAACAAACCCATCACAAGGAATGTCTATAACCCTCTCTACAATAGGCATAAAGATCATATCCCACCAATAAAATGGGAAGTCGGGTGTGCTGCATTTTTCTAACATTATGTCACCTTTGCTTGTTGCCATATGCTTATCTTTTTACCATCAGCATATGCTTGAATTTGAAGGTTATGCACCTCCTCCCTAGTCATAAGACCTAGGTATACTACAGGGCCATTCACCCCACATTTAAAACCCCGAACTAAATCAGGGTTGTTTGCTTGTTCTCTGGTCATACTACTTCTCCTCTAAGTTTAGCCATAAAAAAACCCCCTGCATCTCTACAAGGGGTTCTTTTGACAATTAAAATTTAGCTGTAATGACGCTGCATCCTATCCAGTGAGTTCATAGCCCATGCAATATCCTTTTGGACATTGATAATGGATTGATCCTGAGACCATACACCAGCCATCTGAGCGAGTTTATCCCGCCCCTCTTGTTCCTTCTTTTGAAGTTTGTCAGCTTCAATCTGAAAATATTCAAATACAAACATATTTAGCCCTCCTTAGGCATGAGTTGATGCTTGATTACATCTGTAAACGGGTGAGTACTCCCACCCGCTTAGGGCTGCAATCAGTCTAAGTCGCACACCCACTTGTTATTTACATAATAAGCAGTGAGCCATCCCCCTAAACCGAAAGGGGACTCCACCAAAATGGCTGGCATCCCCCCCCAAAGGAAAGGTTCTTTGCACGTTACAAGAAAACTCCCCTCATCTATCTGAGTTCCGCTGTTGATGAAATGAACTTTTAACTTCATAGTCCATACTCCTCAAGCAATTTAGATAGTTCACCATGTTCAAATTCTTGGGGCGGAACGGGGGTCAAGTCGTCATAGTACG